AAAATAAACTTGTGATGGTCTACCTTCAGTGGTCTTAGTTCGTAGACTCTGATAAGTCCCTCTGTCAATTAAACTCATAGGGGTATCATCACCGGTGCGTCTGAGTACTACATCGCTGATGTCAATGATGTTAGCCCCTAGTGTATAGGACGCTGTGCCCTGCACTAATGTCTGGGTGGTTAGCACCTCTTTCCAAAGTGGCTTATGTCTATTTTGAATTTCTTGCAGAAGCAGATTCAGACTACGCTTCGCTGTTTTAGCGTCGTATCCTGATCGTAACTCTTTACCGCACCGCTCATATGCTTCCTCTATAACATCAGAAGCATCGAGATTAAAATTACTTGTGCCGCTAGTAGCCATCTTAGTTGTAAACCACCGTGCAGGATGTGATAGTAGTTAACTCTACATATATGTCAGTCGAACAGCGAAACGGAGTATGACTAAAATCACACTGCTTGGAGCCGCCGTTAGTAGTTGCTAAATCCAACAATTCTGTACCGCTTGCGCCTCCATCTCTTATTTTAATACTGCCGGCGGCTAAACCACCTACATATAGAATACTAACCACGCGACCTGGGCCCGCAGTCACCACGCCGCTGCTTGTTAGTGTTGTAGCATGTGCATCGTTGTGCATAATATATTCCTGTTGTTAATTAAGTAAGTAAGTAAAGTATCCTACTATTAAACACAACTGTCAAGTATTAGTTGGGCCGCACCTACTCTTTATTGTAAGCAACAAAAAACCCCGCCGAAGCGGGGTTTCTAAGTCCTTAATAACTAAGAACTATGCACCTGCTGATCCAAATATTGAACGAGGATCAGAGTATCCAAAGCTGTAGCGTTCGCGAGCTTTGAAGCGTACATTACCAGACTCGAAGTCACCTTCCATGCCTGTTTTCATTGCAGCACGCTGGAAATGCTTCAGCCCGTTTGGAGCGTCAGTTTTTATGAACCAAGCGTCGCTATCAACAAGATAATGATTAACATCATATCCGCCTGACAGCATACCTTTCGATTTCAGAGCATTGATGTCATTAACATTCGTAGCACTATTTGAAATAGTAGTACTCAGGTCAGATTTCAATACACGCTCTGCAACGAAAGCAAGACTTGCAGGGATCACCAAAGAGAGTCCACGGACTGCTGCTTTGAGACCACGCTCATCTGTCATCTCAGAGATCTGAATAAGAGCCGACTCAAGAGAAGTCTCATTCATATCTGCTGGAGTAGTTAGCTCATTGGACATAACTCCACCACTAAGTAGTGGGTGATCTGTCGCAATCAGTTCTTTGCCATCTCCGCCTGCAAATGCTGAGTTAAATGCGTTGTTCAGAACAGACGCACCCTTAACATTCTTAGTGTGAGCCATACTACGAGCAAGTGCCTTAGTATAACGCGAAGAAAGTTTATCATAAAGATTATCTTCAATTGCCTCTTCCGTCAATGCGAAAGCAAGCGCGATAGTCTCATGCTGATAGCGAGCTGTCCAAGCTTCTTGTGCAGAGTCATAAGTAACCCCTGCGCCTTCTGCTTTAGTTGGAGCTGCTCCGAATCCACCTAACATAACCTCTTCCTCAAAAGCTCGGTCAGAACTTTCAGAATCGAAGATCATTTTGGTTTCATCACCATATTGCTGATACTCAAGACCGAACAATGCGTTCAGCCCTGGCTCTAGCTCTTTTACAAGTTGTGCGCGATTAATAGCCATAATTTAGGTCTCCTTATACGCCAGTTGCGACAGGTGCTTCACTTAACTTATGCTCTACAATCTGAACATACGCTTCTGCGTTGTCAGACTCTGAGTCATTGTCAGGTGAATCAACAAAATCAAGAATACGAAGTGTAGCAGTAGTGGTCCCTGTGGTGGAGCTAATCTCCTGACCAGAGCGGCCATTTACTGTACTACCTGCGTGTGTAGTTTCCATATCAGCAAGCTGTCCGATATCTGCGATACCTGAAGCTCCTTCAAATTGGGCGCGATACGCAATGTTTGGATCACTATATACATTAGCTGTAGCATATGAACCGTTCACTGAAGTACTCGCTGCCCAGTGTGAACTGAACACTACTTCCCCGCTGTCTTTAGTATAAGAACAACCTGCGAATACACCGATTGGTTGATCTCCCTCACCTGCTACCGCGATAGTACCATCTGCTGCCTGAGATACAAGATCACCAGCGAAAATGCTTGTAGCATAGTCATCTGCGATACGCATCTCATTCATGCGAATAGTGCCACCAGTTAAATGGTAAGCAGGAGTAAACCCGTTTGGATTATTTGAATTAGCCATTGCTAAATCTCCTATTAAAAATTAAACGAAATATAATCTAATCTGCTATCGGCTACCAAACGAAGTCGTAGACTTCCTATTCGGCGCGCCCATTGGCATACTAGAATCACTTTCCCGCATGAGATTGTTGTCAACTGCGTCCATCTGTCCGTCAGTTTGTGCGCGGTAATATTCATTACGTTGCCCAACAGTCTCATCCGGGATTTTGGCAAGGATTAAACCCCCTACCCCTATAACACCTGCATGCTGTCCGTCTTGAACAGTTGGTGATGCAAACTCTGGGTGATCTTCAGCACGAACAGGCTCATAACCCTCACGCATCCGCTTACTCATATTTGTACTATCCAACTGGCCTGCGGCAGATTCACGTATCCACCTATAATGAAAACCAGGAGGTGGCTCTGGCGCATCTAACATCGAAGGCGGTGCCCAAGGTTTGTTAGAACGAGTTTCGCTATTGCGAGTTGTTGCCGCTCTTGCGGTCTTTGCTTTATTTACTGTTGCTGTCATAGTATTTACTCCTATACATATTTCGCATACTCTTTAAGAGGCACACCCAATCGATTCGCTATTGCTACCTGACTTTGTGTGAGTTTTACTTTGCGTCCACTTTTAACACCCGCCGATCTACCGGCTCCTGCTACAGTCTGGACTGGACCGTTACTTACTACTTTACTACTATTTTCTGAATTGTCAACAAATTTATGAGGGAAATTACTCTTCATATATGTATTAATCTTTCCGTAGTAGTCATCACTCTGTGGATCAAGATACTCTTCCTCCACTAATTTACGATGATAACCCAATGCTGCATGGGTCATCGCTTCATCTTCACCGAACCACTCATTAGCACTTGCCCAATCTGTAGCGCGACCATCTGGCGCAGCAGGTTGAGGGCGTTGCTGCTGCTGTTGCTGCTGCTGTTGCTGCTGCGCGTAGTACTGTTGAGTCTGCGCATTAAAAGCAGGAACTTGTTTAGCTTCAGTACGAGGTGCTCGACGTTTAATCGAATCCTGCTCTACCGCCAACGCCGATAATTCTCTATTAGCTTCAACAATTAAATCAGCATCACCTGACTCAAAGGCATCTTTATATCGCTGCTTCGCAGTATCTAACTCCGCATTGATTCGATTACCGTACTCCGTCTGGAGCTGAGTATCACGCTGAACATTAACTTGGCTCTGTTGCTGTTGATATGTCTGTAACTCTTGCTTAACCTGTTGCGCATACTGCACAGCAGCGTCTTCACGACGCTTGGCTTCCTCACGCTGATAAGTGAGTTTATTAATACGCTTCTGAACCCCGTCTCCATACTCTTGAAGTTTTGGATCACTTTCTAAGTATTCCTTAACTTGGGCTTCTGCACTTACTTCTTCATCTGCTTCTACGGTAGGGGCTAGGGATAACTGATCTACCGCGTTAGCGTCTAGGTCAGCGGCTCTCGGATCCACCTCATCTTCTGGGACTTCTAATTCGAGTTCAATTAACTCATCTTCAACTACATTTTCATTAGGCATGGTATTCTCCACGTTTATGCCGAAAGTATATCTTCGGGATTATCAATAACTGCTAAAATCTCATCATCATTTAACAGGCGCATGTCACCACCGTCTATCTTAAAGCGAGCTCCCGCATAACGACCAAAAATAACCCAGTCACCTTTTTGACACCACGCTCCCTCTGGGAACTTGCCGGTATCTTTATAAGCGTCTGCGCCGAGCTCGACTACATAACCAACTACGGCCGCAAGTTTCTCACGATCTCGCGTTTCGTCAGCTAATATAATTCCGCCTTTAGTAGTTTGAGAGGGTGAGAACGGTAAAATCAACACTCTATAACCGGTGGGCATAGGTAGTTTCGATGTCTCACCTGCTTCAATTTTCTCAGGGGTAAGTAAGACCTCCTCATCAGGAAGAGGTTTATTTATATCATGTAGCGGTTTAAAGTCTGCCACGGTAGACTTACCTTCAGAACCGAAGGCTATTGCTGGTTTAGTCATCATCGACTGTCTCCATTTTCTTAAGCAGGTCTAAAACGAGTTGTTCAGCTGAAGTAAGACCTGTAACCTCTCCAACTACTCTCTGATATGACTCCCAATCTTTCACACTACCATAGGTGAGTGCTTGAGATCGGGTGTCAATCTGTGCTCGGAGCGCCTTTAATAAGCGCTCCGATAAACTTATTGCGTCCAACTATACATAACCCTTGCTGCGGGGTTTAACTACCTTGTTCGATTTAGTAGACTTGGCAG